TCCATAACCAAATGCTTCTTTCAAGTTATCAAGCGCTGTTGTTACTCGCGCTGCTTGACCCTCAAAAGTTTGTGCTGACTTAGTTGCCTGTCCCTCAAATGTGCGCGACAACTGCTGCGTGATCAAGTTCATGTCACCTGTGCGCAGCGTTGCCATATCAAGGCCAGCACCAAGGCGCGAAAGTCCAACAGTGGAACCTGAGTATGCCTTCCCTAAGGCTTCAACAACTTGTTCAAGGGATTTGCCCGAACCTGCGGAAATATCTAGAGATAACTTCAGCGCACGGTTGGCTTCCTCGGTGTCACCGATAGAACGCACCAAGCGGTCATAAGCGGGTCGCAATTGAGTATCAGCGATGCCAAGCGAGCGCTCAAGCTGATAGATGTAGTCCTCAACGCGGCCTGTGTCGTGAGCGAGATTTAGGTTGTTAAGGGTTTGCGCAAGGGAAACCATGGATGCTTGATCTTCGGTTGCCGCCTTAACGCCATCGACGCCCAACTTGATAGCGAGCGCTCCAGCAGCGGCAGCGGCTCCGAGAAGGGCAGGTGCAACCAGGCTGTTGAGTTTGCCGCCAAATGCGCCTAGATCCTTCTCAGCACCTTTAAGGGCTGACCCATCCCAATCACCATAGACCCGAACTTTCGCGCCAAGCTGTGCCATTAGCGAAGCCCCAATCTGCGAGCATGATTAACGATGGTGTCACGGATCTTTTCGCGCAATTCAGGAGTGATAACGCGGTAGTAAGCAGGCAGCAATGCGCGCGGCTGCTTGCCTGGGAATCGAGAGTTCACAACATTGACCAAGTGCTCACCGCTTGGCGTGGTGACTCTTGAGCCGTCACCCATCAACGCCCAAATGGAACCACCAGCATTTGCCTGCACAACTTCCCAAGCAATGCCAGCGCTGACACGCTTGCGGCGGTAGTTGTTGCGCTTGACCTTAAAGTTAGAACCAACAACAGATGAGTCAAAGCCAAGATCACGCCCACGCTTGGCATCTAGCCACGGCCCCCAATTGCTCAGCGCATTTCCTGAAGGGGTGAGGTAACTAGCCTCAGCCGCCACTTGCTTGCCTGCTTGGGTAATCACGCGGTTAATTTCGTTTGCTGCCTTTTTGTCAGTTTCTTTGATTGCGTCATATAACTCACGCAAGCCCGAGACTTCAACCTTGTAACCCATGGAGCGAGTGACAGCCATCTAGCGCCCCATTCCTTTGCGTGATTCAGTTGCCCGCCAGCGCAGGTACCGAAACATGGTTGCGATCATGCGTGGAGATTCAGCTTCCACGGCGCTTGGTGGGATCTTGAATTCATATGCCAGGTGCGCGATCAGCCAATGCGCTGATTGCTCACCCAGCGGCGCTATTCCCCCGAGTCACCAACGTTCACAGTTTCAATGCTGTCCACCCACGCATCAAACTCCAGCGTTGTCTTTTCCTGCTTTACCATCACATGGTGGGCAAGCCACAAGATGTATTCAACGCGCCCATTGCGAGGGTCGCCAAACGTTGTCATCGGCTTGTCAAAGTGCCGTTCAAATGCGATGAGGTCGGAGGCCTTAGCAATGACCTCGACCTCCGACCCATCACCCAGGGCAACTTTCATGGGAATTTGCATCATGGCGCAGGATTCCTTTCAGACTCAGGCAGTGCCGCGAACAACGGAGCCGGAGACCGGCCACGTCACAGACAGGGTTGCCAAGTCACCGACCGAGGACGCAAACGGCTGGTACTGATTGACCAAGCACACTGCGGTGTAGGACGGGTTAGTGGCTGATGCGCTGCCGCTGGTTGGCTTGATGACAACCGTGGCGAGCGTGTTGAGCAGCGGGTAGAGGGTTGCATCCACGCTTGCAGCGCCGAAATCCTGATGGAACTCCAGGGTGACGCTTGCTTGCTTGAGACCGCCAACACGGGTGCGCCAGCCTCCAGCAGAACCAAACGCTGTGGTTTCCACATCATCAGATTCAATGGTGAGTTCAGCGCTTGCAAGGCTGGTGGAAAAATCGGTGCCTGCAACGGTGATGCTGTAATCAGTTGCGACAAACTTTGCCATGAGGGTTTGCCCTTTCCTTATTGAGCGATAACCTCAACGGCGAATTCCGCCGCGAGGTAGGTCACGTCACCAACGTTGAGTGCCGTGTAGTTCCGCATCTCGGTGACGCGGACATCTGAGACAGCCGACCCCAGCGTGCGGTCGGACTCAATTGCAGCCTTGATGCTGCTAGATCCTGACGTATCGCAGTAAGCGTCAAGGCGCGCTTGCGCGCTGCGCTCATCTACGCGGCCCACGATTGTCAGAACAGAAAACTGGAAAGTGTCAAGACCGCGAGAAAACGCGGTGTCAAAAGAAACCGTGTCAGGCTTCACCACGGCAATCGGTGGGTTGATCTGGTCAGGAATCCACGCGCTAGTGCGCAGCCCTGAGATCGTGGCCAAGTTGGTGGCAATGCCGCTGCGTATGGCTGAAATGGAAGCCATTAGGCAATCCCACGGTGACGCACATAGGGCGCGACCAGCTGCGCAACGTCAGGATCAAGTTGGCGGCTGACGCGGATTGCGCCCATATCGCCAAAGCCTGCAACACCAAGCGGTGAGTCAAGGCGCTTGAAAATCCTGCTGGCTTGAATGACTGCTGCCTGAGTGATGACGCTGGGCACGCTCGGCCAACCAAACACACCCGTGATCCGCACGCCAATCTCATGGTCATCAAAGGGCCACAGGTAGTCACCGACAGCCCTGATGCGCGTGTACGGCCATGACAGGCCATCCACCACGGCGTTGAGTGGTTCAAGCTGATAGTCAGTGGTTGCCCACTCGACTTCCCACTGTGGCGGGTCATAGTCACTGGTGGCGATCGTGATAGCCGTGCCCGCGAGGTCATCCACCTGGAGCACCGTGGCGCTCTCAGCGGCGTAGTAGCGCGTGGTGGATACCGTGCCAAAGGTGCGCCCGCAGTAGCCATCAATCAACTCAGATGCGGCAGAACCAGCCATGTTTATCAGCGAGTCATCCACCGAATCGGTGATGCGCAGCGCGGCCTTGATCTGTGCGGTGCTCGCATACAGCGTCATTGGTTCTCCCACTCACGTTGTGCGCTCATGTAGTTCCATCCACTGAGAGCGGCTTGGGCTTCCACGCCCACAGATTCCAGATAATCGGTTTTGACTTTCGCGCCATCGAGATCAGCAGGCCACCCTTGGCCTGCGTGCTCATAACCAACGCGGGCAAGCACAGGGCGCTTGAGCACTTCCACGTTGCTGGGGTAACCCCAGGCGTGGCCGTACTTGGTGGCAATCTTTGCTTGCGCTAGTTCAGGGTCACACGCGCTGCGGCGTAGCACATTGGCACTTATCAGCGTGGCAGCCAGCGGTAGTGCAGCATCCACCTTGGACAACTCCGCCAGCGTGCCTACAAAGCCCGCTGCGGCCTTAGGAGCGGCCTGGCTGAGCAAGATGAGGCGGTCAGCCGTTGTGCTCTGTATCGCCTGCATAACGTCAGCAATCGCCGCTGTGGTGAGCACGTCATCATCACCAATCACCCACACCCACGGTGCTTTGCCTTGGGTAAATCCTCGGATGATGTTGGCATCGCCGCCGATATTCTCAGGCTGCTTCTCATAAGTAACTGAGGCAAACCACGTCAGCGACTCCACCAACTCACGCGCGCTGCCGTCGTTGTCTGACACGATCACCTCCACTAGGGGAGTGACCTGCGGGCCGAGAGAATCCAACAGCGCTGCAAGTTCAGGCCGGCGATACGTCGGAATGTAGATCGTGAGCAACGGGTCAGCACTGGTAGTTGCGCCAAACGTGACAGGTTGCGAGCGCTCACTCAAACCAAAGCCGTCAAGGAACGGCACCCAGTATTTGCGAAACACCACATCGGCGTCGTAATCCTTGGCGAACTCACGCGCGCAAGGATCTTTTCGCCCTCGAACGTAGGCCTCCTCTAGCGCGTTGATGATGCTGCCCACCGCTGGGGTGAACCACCACGCCTTCTGCGAGTGATCCCACACGGGTTGGCCATCCACTAGCCAGCCATCACCTACTAGCTCAGGCTGAGCGGTGGCGTTAGAAACGATGACAGGGGTGCCGCAGGCTTGGGCCTCAATGGCAGGGATGCCAAAGCCCTCACCCAAGGAAGGTTGCAGCAGCACATCCATTGCCGTGTAGATGCTTGCCAGCACCTCATTGGGGATGCCTAAGCGGTGCGCGTACTGATCCACAAACACGATGCGGTCATCAGGGATGCCGCAGGCCTTGGCGAGTTCACGCAAGTCAATGCCACCCATGGCACCCTTGGACTCGGTGTGCACATACAGCACAGCGTCAGTGCGTTTCTTGCACCACATCCCAAAGGCAAGGAAGGCTTCAGGGAAGGCCTTGCGGTTATAGCCGTGCTGGCCACCTTTGTTGGCTGAGTTCATCCCCACCACAAAGGCATCAGCAGGGACTTCCATGAACGTGCGCGTTGGCACCTCACCGTCACGCAGTTTCACGCCTGTTGTTGGCTTGAACGTCTTTGTGTTGATGGCGTGCGGTATGTAGGTGCTGTCAATGCCAGCATCGGCAAGCATCTGCTCACCAAAGCGGCTCATCGCAATCGGCGTCACGTTAGGACGCGCGCACCACTTCAACACCTCAGGCGGTGCTGGTTGATGGTCAATAGGCACCCATGATGCAACGTTTTCCACCATGTCCCACTGCTTGCCCTTAAACACCCACACGTCAAACAGGGTGATGAGCAGCGGGTCAAGGTCAGGGTTTTCATGTGTCCAGGCAGCCATGTGTGCGGGGATCACATCGTTGGAATAGATGTCAAAACCGCGGGGGAACTGCTTAATGCCGTTCCACTCTTGCACGGTGCCTTCAAGGCCGTAGTTACTTGCCACAGCCACCGAGTGCCCAGCCTTTGCTAGGCGTTGCACCACTTGCGCTGTCTGTTGGCCGTAGCCCGTAGCTGCCCAGGGACTATTGCTTGACCACAGGATTGCCTTGGGTTTGGCGTTGCGCTTTGCAGGGTTTCCAGAGTTTTTCACGCAGGTTTCCTTTATTCGCAGGGGAGACCTGAGCGGGGGCCACGTCCTGCGCGCCGTGACCCCCACCCAGGGGTTTTTGGGTTTGCTACGGCTTAGGAAGCGCCGCCTGCAAAGTACTTCACATGAGAACTTTGCGGGAGTCCACCATCCACCCTAAATGTGGCGCGGAACGTTACGAGATCACTGCTGAACGCAAAATCATCGGAACGATCCAAGCGGATTCCACCCACCTGCCGCACGATGTACGACGGCATGTGGCCCGCGATGAGTGACTTGGCAGAAGTTGCCGGATCAGCCATTGCGGGATTCTCAATGAGCGGGAAGCCCAACACGCGGTCGGGAGTTCCTTCTGCAAGGGACGGCTGGAACACATAAGCGCCACCGCCATCTTGCAACTTGCGCAGCGCGCTGATTGCCTTGGCGTTGCCCATGACGGCAAAGCCTGGAAGGCGACGTGCAGCAGCGTCAGCGCTGTAAATGAGATCCACCACGTTGTCGTAGGTGAACGCACCGCTGACAGCAGTGGAACCAGTAACGCCGGAACCAGCAGAGGCAACGATGCCGTTGGGCTGAACAGTGCCGGTGCCCGTGGTCAGTGCAGTGTTCACGGCGTAGCCGAGAGCCTGACCAACGTTGGTGCCGAGGTAGCCAAGGATGTCCACGCCGGCATCCTCAATCATTTCGCGGGACACCTGGGTGAGGAACGAATACTTGAACGCACCCAGGGTAAGGAACGCCTGGAACGACGGGTCGCTCTCACCAATGGTGGAAGCCTCAGAGGTCACCGAGCCAGTGCTGTAAGCATTGGTGCGGGGAATCTGGAGGGACTCGCCACCGGCGGTGTTGATGATCGTTGCAACTTCCAGCATCGGGCCGGTGTAGCGGGCCAGTTCCATGATGCGGTCGTAGAACGACGTGGGAACAGGTGCGCCCGTGCTGGACTTGGTAACGTCGCGCTTCTCAAAGTTGAGCGAGCGAACCTCACCGCGAGCAAGTGCGCGCAGCTGGTCAGCGTCACTCTGCTCCACAACGGGGACAGAAACGGCGCGTGCCTCAGCGTGTGCAGCGGTTGCTTCAGCGATCTCGCGCTCACGCATTTCCAGCGAGCGCATGTCATCAATGGTTGCCTTGCGTGCATCCATATCGGCAAAAGCCTTATCTACGGATTCGCGCTCAGCAGCGTCGAGTGAGCGGCCTTCAGCGGCAGCGCCGTCAAGGATTGCCTTGGCGGCTTCGTAAGCCTTGGCCCGCTCCTCGATCAGAGACTTAATGTAATCGGCCACGATTACTCCAATCGAATAGTTAGGGTTTGATGCGCAGATGGGTTACGCGCTGCGGCTCCGCAAACGCACACACCACAGCGGCTCCGCATGTGATGTAAGTAGAGGTGGCAGGGAATGACCCTGCATCACGCCTTAACGTGCACCCCCTAAGGCTTAAACAGCCTTGGCAAGCAGTTCTAATTTGTCGCGCAACACGCTGATAAGTTCAGCGCCACTTTCAGCGGCAGGCTCCTCAACCTTCACGCGCTGACGCTCGACCACATCAACCAACAGCGATGCTTGATCGGTGGACAATTCGTTGCCAGCCTCAAGCGCGGTGAGCGCATCAGCAAGGGCATCGGCATCGGTCTGCGTGCGCTGGGCGAGCAGGTGCGCCTTGCGAATTGTGGCGCTGGTTCCCTCATACGCAGGGAAACCCGTAACAACGGACACTTCATGCAGGCGCACCTCATTGAGGAAACGCCGCTGGCCGTCGCTGCTCCACTCATCGCCACCACGCGGAACGCTGAAGCCAAAGCTCATGGAATCAACGTCACCGCGCTTCATCAGCACAGCGAGGTCACGCGCGTAGGTGGTCTCAGGCAGATCGGCCTCAGCAAGTAGCCCGCGTCCATCCTCGCTCAACTTCAACGTGCCTGAGCGAGTGGAGGCAAGCACCATCGTGTCATCGTGATTCACAAACATCTTGATTTGATTGCGCGATGACAGCGTGCGATTAAATGCGCCAGGTCGGATCTGCTCAACGAAAGGCAGCGGCTCACTATCAGAGTTGAACACCGCTGCATAGCCACAAAACTGTGCACCGTTGCCAACCTCGCGCACCTCCAGGTCTTGCACCTGAACTTGGCGCGTTTCCACTTTGCTCATGTTGTTCCTTTCATCCTTGATCCGTTGCGCTTGACGATCAAACCAAGCACGCGCTGGGTTTGGATCAAGTGGATTAATGCCCCACAAGAAATGTGCAACCGCTCCGGCACCTGGCCATTGCGGGTGATCGGGGTCTCTGTTTTGTGGTGCTTGCAAATCTGGAGCATGACGTGCACCCCAGGCAGCAGCCCTGATTGCCTTATCGTCAGAAATCTGACCACGCGCCATAAGTCGCGCCTCACGCAATGTCTGGTCAGTCAAGCCATCGCCGCCATAACCATCACGACGCAAGGCCAGCCCACGATCTGCTGCATTTCTTATGTAGGTGGGCACGTTCTCAATCGCGCGTTCACCACCAGGGGGCATGTCCTCAGCAAGGCTGACGGCAACCATTTGGTCAATTGCGGCTTGCTTAGTTGAGTGGCAGCCGATGACTTCACCATCCTCTTTGATGGTGGCCCAGCCTGAGCAGCCCTCAGCGTTCTCTGTTATGTAGTAAGGCACTAGAGCAACTCCAAAATCAGCAGTTCATCCTCAGCCATGCGCGCACGGTGTGCGGTGTCCTCGATGTAACGCACGCGCGCAACCGATAGACGGCTCACACCGCGCACAAAACCCGCTGAGGTACATACACCAGCAGCGCTGCCATTAGTGGCTCTGCGTGCAGATATGCGCCCCACAGATACCGATGAAGCAGCCACCGCGCCGTGAAGTGCAACAGCCTGCGGCTTGGGCTGGTAATAGCGATACCCGCCACCGCCAGGTGTTGGGGTAGGTGCAGGTGGCGTTGGGGGAGTAGGCACTGATCCACTAACAGATCCCGTGCTGGTGTTTGCACCGCTCGCGCTACCGCTTAGCGATGGTGCACCACTTGCGCTGCCTGCTGTTGCGCTAGACGCAACAACGACACCAAGCAGGGCAGGGAAACCTTGAGTAGTGCCGCTTGACGTAGCAACGCCGGCAACAGCGCCTTGGGCACCTTCAATACCCACGACGGTGCCTGTTGAGGTTTGCGTGCCCGTAGCGGTGCCGGCAAGTGCAGGGCTACCAGCAGCCGTACCGCTTGACGTTTGCGCGCCTACGACGCTGCCAGATAGGCCCATGACACCAGCCACGGTGCCAGCGCTGGAAGTTGTGCCAATAACAAAGCCCGTGCCAGGGCCGCCGAGCACATTAGTGCCGATGACACCTAGCGTGGCGCTGTCAAGGGTGAACAGCCCAGCCATAACTAGCTCACAGACTCAGAGAGATTCCCAGCCGAGATGGTGTAAGTGCCAGCGCTTGAGAATGTCTGCGAAACGTCCAACGCGCGTGAGCCATAGAAGGTGCCACCACTAGAAGCCGACCAATAACCCAAGTGGGTAATGGTCGTGCTGGTGGGAACGTCAAAGACGATGTTGGCCGATGAGGTGGCCGTGCCGCTGCTCGCAGCGTTCCACGAAATGCTTTCGCGCGTGTAGGAACCACCCGTGACTTCATTGGAACCAGCAGCGCTTGGCTCAGCGGTGTGCAGGGAGGCATAGACGGCCACTGAGGTTAAGCCGCCAACTTGGGCATTAAGCCCATTGTCATTGAGCGCCACTATTCCTCCACAATTCCGATGATGTTGCCGTGCGCGTCACGCTCAACTTTTTTGGAGCGTGGTGCAATCTCAGGCATTGACACGTTGATGACAGGCTGCGGCATGTTACGGATCTGAGCGCCGATTGCCTCAGCAAACTCGCCAGGGTCAAGATCGCGCACAGGGTACGCCGCAGCAGGGTCAGTTGGGTCAAGCATGATCGGTGCTTGCAGCTGCACCGTAGGCAAGCCAGTGTGCATGATGGGATCAAGGCCGACCGCGCTCAGAGACTCAGACGGCTCAAAGCCAAGTTGCACCAAGCGGGTGAGCATCTCCACGCGCTTTTGCTGCTCAATCAAGTTTGCAGCGTTCACGTTCACGTTAGCTAACGGCACGCGGTGCTCATCGCCGCCATCCACTGGGGAAAGATCCTCAAGGCGGCGCACATCGTTAATGCTGAACGCACCCATCTGAATGGCGGTGGAGTATCCGCTCATACGCGTCTGGAAATCACCACGCAGCAGGCCATCCATGTTGATGCGGTAGAAGGCATCACCAGGCAGCAGTGAAGTTAGCGCGGTTTCAATCTTGGACACATAAGGGCGCAGCGTGTATTGGCTGAACTGAATGGCGTTCTGCTCCACGCTGGCATAAGACATTGAGCCAGCAACGTTCACCTGGAGCATGTGCGGGGGGATGCGGAAAATCCTGCAAATTTCCTCAACAGCAAACTGCCGCGACTCCAGCATTTGCGCTTGGTCAGGATCAACACCTGTCTTGACAAACTTAGAACCACCGCCGAGCACACCCACGCGGTGCGACTTATCTAACCCACGGTGCGATGCCTCAAACGTGGTTTTGAGTTCGAGTGCCTGTTCCTTAGAAATCATTGATGGGGTTTCAATGATGCCCGAGGTGACCGACCCTTGACCAAAGAAACGTGCTGCAAAATCGGTTAAGGCTTGCGCCATGCCCAGGGTGTCTTTCAACTCATCAATGCGCGAGACACCACGCAACGACCCAGGCTTTTTCAGTTCAGTGATGTGCAGCATGTCGCCGCGAGCAATCACCGTCTTGTAATTGTGCAGATACTCAATATCGCCATCGCGGTTGCGGCGAATCTCCACCGCCGTGGGGTCAAGCACCACAAGCGCAGTCGGCAACCCAGCGTTAGGCCCGCTGGTTGCTCGATAAACGCGGATAAAGGCGTTGCCATCAAGTAGCAGCGACACCATCACCTGCTGCAAGAAATCATCCTTGCTGGTGCCAGCATCAGGGTTATAGACCCAAGCAGGGCGTGGGCGATACGGCACGCGCTCGCCGTTGATACGAATAAACGTATCAACAGGCAGGGTGCTCACGGTGTCAGACAGCAACCGCACAGCGGCATAGACCGCGCCAATCTTGAGGGACTTGGACTGATCCATGGAAACGCCGCTAGGCGTAGTCATCGCCCAATCAGCACCACTAGCAAACAGTGATTGATAGGAGATCGCGCGCTGCTCCCCAAAACCTAGTAAACGACCCAGCATCATTTGCCTCTCGGTTCAAGCGCGACACCCACAAGCACTAGCAGCACGCCACCAACGATCAACCCAGCAGCAGGGGCAATCAAGGCAGCACCCACCACAACGGCACCAAGGCCAGCAAGTTGCAGCAGCGTGCTCATGGAAACTCCTAAGAAATAAAGAATGGGGCAGCGGTTTGCGGCTGTTCCTGATACGTCATGGCACGCTCAAGCGCCATAATGGATGCAACAGCGGCGTCAATTTTGCGGGCTGAATTTTTGTTTTCTTTATAGATACGCACGCCGCGAGCATCAGACTTCAACACCGCATTGGACACATGGCGAGTGAGCACAGGGTCACCGCTGTGCGTCATCTGCCGCTCCAGCACCATCGTGGTGAAACGCTGGGTGGCAGGCGTCATTCTCGCGGCACTCTGCGGGAATTCCGTCACCGGCAAACCCTCAGCCGCGAGCACCTCCAGCGAGCGTGACCACAAATGAGGGTCAGCGGTAATCTCGACCACCTGCCAGCGTAGACACGCAGTGCGGATCGCTTCCTCAACATCAAGGATGGGCACAGTCCACTCGGTTTCACCAAGGGGACGCTCCCACACACCAGCGAGCTGCAAGTGTGGGAACTGCTCCACGCTAACCGCAGCGATGGCCGTAGCATCACGCGAATAGGAGCCGTCAAGGGCGAGCACCACGCGCTGCCCATCAGGGATCTCGCGCGCGGATTGACACTCATCCCAGGCCAACTGCGGCAGCCACTGACCCTGAATGCTCACAGGCCGGTTGAACCAGTAGCGCTCCCACTCGGCAGGTGAGGTCTGCGGGTCATCGTAGGAATCAGCGATGGCTTCTAGGCCAAGCCATTCCGACGCTGGGCCGTACACCTCATTAAGCCCTGCAAGCCGATCGCGTTTCTTAGTTGCATCCCACTTCGGTGAGGCTTGGCGATGGTCAAACAGTAGGCCGGCATCAGCCGTGCGGCCCTCCATCACAGCCTTGGCATATTCATGAGTGCCCTCAGCCACCGACCCCTCACCAGGGGCATACATCGTCGTGGTCTCAAACGCCCACCCAGCAGCAACCTTGCGCTTGAGCAAGTTACGCAACACCACTTGGTGCAGCCGCTTCAACCGTGGCAGCACCCACAAGTGCGTCTCATCAAAGACAACAAACGTGGACTTGCCGCCATCCTTAGAAGAATCAGCAGCAGACTCAGGTGTGATCTGTCCACCCTGAGGCAAAATGATGCGCGTCAGCCCCACGTCAATGCCAGGGTAATCAGCCTTCAACACCTCCGACGTTGCGCAGATGTAGCGCACCGCGTCATAGGTGTTACCCGCTTGACCGTACTCGGTAGCAAAGCACAGGATCTCAGGACGCTTCACCGCAACGCCGACAGGCTCACCCTCGGTGTATTCATAACCCCACGGCGAAACCTCGCCAGCAGCGGCAAAGTGAGAAAACCTCACAGGGCCAAGCGCCTCAGCAACAGCGATGAACGCAGCCAGCTCAGACTTAGCGCGACCCTTAGGGCGTGAGAGAACAGCGCGGCGCACCTTGCGTTTGCCGTCTTTGTCAATCTCGTAACAACGCAGAATGAACGCGGCAAACTCATCATCGGTCACGATCGGGTCGCCCTCAATATCGCCAGGGCCGTGGATCAGGTAAGTCTCAATCCAATCAAGAAGCGCGAAACCGAGACTATGCGTTGGCGACAGCAATGAGCCGTGCCTTGCGTTCAGCGTTCACGCGCGGTTGAGCCTTCGCCTGCTCGACCTCGCTGGAAATGTCAATCTTGAGCCGCAGCCGATCCTCAGGGGACGCGCCAAACTTTGCCACACGCAACCGCAATTCAGCAGCCACACCAGGGTTGCCCGACCACAGTTCATTGTGCAACAACGCGGTGTCGAGCAGGAAATCCCAATCAGTGCTGGTGAACGTTTGCGCTAACGGCGAGCGCCGCCAGGTATCCCACCACGCAGCCGTGCGCTCATGCCAAACGCCATCAGGCAAGTCAGGGCCACGCAGTTGGCCGTCATCGCTGACCTTGACAAACTCGGCATCACGGCGAGCGGTGTCATTAGAGCGCGAGCGTTCACGCTGGGGGACAGGGCCACGACCAGGCATCACAACCTCAATTCACGCTGCACAAGGAAACAAACAACTGCGACCACGGTGAGCCAGACCACGGGCGACCAGCAGTGGTGACGTTATAAAGCCCCCACTCATTGCGCGTGCCAACCAAGGTCATCCCCGTGGGGCAATCGTCTTTAACCATCAGCAACGTGCCAGAAGCAAAGCCTGCACCGTCTTGGCCAGGTGCGCCGTCAGCGCCAGCAGGGCCACGCTCACCAGCAGGGCCAGCAGGGCCTTGTGCACCCTGGCTGCCAGTGTCACCCTTAGCCCCTGTCGCACCTGTGGCACCCGTCGCGCCCGTGTCACCCTTGACAGGTTCAGGCACAACAGCAACAGCGGTGGCAGTTGCCCGCCAACACGCCGCTTGGCGTTTGGCTTTCTTGAAGGAATCGCAGTCAATGCCCTCAGCCGCGTGAGCGGTGGGGATAGCAACGGCGACAGCGAACAGGGCAGCAATCAACACACGCAGGTAATTCATCTGGACTCCCGTAAGCAGCAGGTTTACAGTGGAGGCATGGGGATTTTCAGTAAGGGGAAGACAGCAAGCACAGCGCGCATCCTCAAAACAGGCAGCGCGGTCAATGTGGAAGACGTAGATCCAGGCTTCCTTGAATGGGTACGCACACGACCAGCCAAGGGCAAGAGCCACACCGCCACAGTGCGCCTAGACCTTGAAGGCAGCGACATCCTTGTGCGAGCAGGTGACGGCAGCGTGGTTGGACGCATGACACCTGATCGGGTCAAGCACTATTTGGGGGAATTTGAGCAGTTGCGCAAGCGTGGGGAATACGGGGTTGCCGAGATTGAAGTGAGCAGGGCCGACCTCAAGCCACGTTGCCAATTACTCATCAACGCTGACGCGGCTTGCCGCGACGGCGGTATCCTATGACTTGCACGCGCAAAACTTAGGG